TTATTACAACGTGCTGAAAAGTTTGGTGTGACGCCTGAAATTCAGCAGAAATTAGAGAGTCTGGAAGCAAAGGCACAAAGAGCAGAAGAACTGGAATATCAGCGTGAACAACAACAATTATCACAACGTTTTACCCAAGCATTAGGGCAATTTGCACAAGAAAAAGGCGCAGATGCAGCAGCGTTAGAACAATTTATGGTGGAACAAAATGTTCCTAATTTTGAAGTAGCGTATAACGCCATGCGCGCGCAGCAGTTAGAAGAACAGCTTACTTCAGCAAAAGAAACGGCCATTCAGGAATATTTACAAAGTAAGAAAGCGCCGAAGGTGGAAGGTCCTGGTGTAACAGGACTTGTCTCGGATGAACCAACTACAGATTTTAAAGTGGCGCGTGAAAGAGCACTGCAACGATTACGATCAGCAAACCAACAAATATAAGGAGGTATCCTACTTATGGGTGCTACATTAACGACATTAGCGGATGTTTTAAAAATCGATTATTTGCCAGGGATTAAAGAACAAATTAACAATGCGAACTACATCGTTTCACAGTTAGAAAAGAAAGTGGAAAAGATTAATGGTGATGGTTCGAATTTCTTAATTCCTCACCACTTTGGACGTAACACGGGCGTTGGAGCAGTTGCTGAAAATGGTAACTTACCAACAGCGGGGCAACAAGCGTATAAGAGCTCTACAGGTACAGCACGTATGGTGGCTGGTCGTTTAGAACTTACCGTACAAACGATTGAATCATCGAAGAAAAATGAAACGTCTTATCTTCGTGCAGTAGAATCTGAGGTAAAAGGTTTAACAACGGATATGAAGAACTTCCGTGCACGTGTTACCTTCGGTAATGGTTCAGGACGTATTGCGAATTGTACCGCACAGGCGACGGCTGCGAATGCACTTGTCGTAAGTAGTGTGAAGGGATTCTTCGTTGGGCAAAAAATAGATATTGTCAATGCGACGGGTAGCGTGACAACAAGCAATCGAACCGTTACAGCAATTGATCGTGCAGCGACTACCATTACGATTGACGGTGCTGCAGTTGCAACCGCGGCGACAGATGGTATTGTTTCGACTGGGTCTTCTAATTTAGAGCCAATGGGATTAAATGGAATTATTGATGATAAGCTCATCTTACAAGGGTTAAATCCTTCCACATATACATGGTGGAAAGCAAATATGTTTGCGAATAATGGAACGGCTCGTCCGATTTCCGATGCGCTACTACGTTTAGTGATGGATGAAACATCTATTGTGAGTGGAAAAGAAACAGACTTTCTGATGGGTTCGCATGGTGTTCGTGCGGCGTACGAGGCTGTACTGACTACAAATAAAAGGTATACAAACGTGATGCAGCTAGAAGGTGGCTATTCTGCATTAGAGTTTGATGGGAAACCGTTCTTAGTAGACCGTTATATGCCGGCAGGTATTGTGTGGGGAGGAAATTATGACGATTTAGGATTATACCGTGTAGCGGACCTTCAGTTCATGGAAGAGGATGGTTCGATGTTCTCGCGTGTACCGAATAAAGCGGCATATGAAGCAACGGCATATATGTTAGAAACAATGGTATGTCACGCACGTAATGCCTTCTGGCAACTGTCAGACGTGCAAGAAGCAACTGGATATACAAAATAAAATGAGAGGAGCGGCTAGCTCCTCTTTTGCACGTTCAAACATGGAGGTATAAATCATGAATCCGTATCAAAAAAGAGGATTTCAACGAACAGTTTTAAATGACATCTATCATGTGGAAGAACAGCTACAATCCTATGATCCTCACTTGTATCTTATGTGGAATCCTAAAAATGGGGAACATGTCATCATGGATGGATTACTAGATATGTCGATTATGAAAATTCCACAAATCGGATTTGAACAATTGGACGCAAGAATCGTAGACCATATCAAGAGAATCCATACAGTGAACGGATTCTCCGCTGTTCAAACTGTGGAAGATACTGAGAAAAAGAGACAAAAAGAAGAAGAGAGAAAACTGAATGATCTAGCGGAAGATTATGCGAGAGAATCAAAAGAAGCATTTTGGAATGCACATGCATATGGCCGTGTGGATGGCGTACAAAAATATGTACAGGGTGTAAATGTGGGAGGGAATGGAAATGAACCTTCAAGAGCTAATCCTACAAGTGAACCGGGATGTTGATGACATTTTTGAAAATGGAGATATTCAACATTGGCTCAATCGTGCATTAGATGATATCACCCCGATTGCAAGGGTAGAAAAGAAAGCCACTTTAACATATCCATACACATTACCAAATGACGTACAAGATATGGAACGAGTGATGCAAACGAACAAAGTATTTCCGCGCATACCTGTAGGAGAACAAAATCAACAAGGGTATTGGGTGTGGGGAAATGAATTGGTGCTACAAGGTGGGAGTCAACAACCGATTGAAGTCTATTATTATAAAAAGTTAAGTCATCTAAAAGGAATGGAAGATGTACCTGAAATTGATAGTCCCTATCACGATTTATTAATTTTATACGCTGTTGGACAACTGCAATTTATGGATGGAGATTATGCGGATAGGCCAGATCGTATGCAGCGATATGAACAACGTAGGCAACAATATGCCGTCTTTCGTGAGAAACGGAAAGTAAAGAGGTCAGGTGTGCGAATGAAGACCATCCACGAGTATAGTGATGCTCCTACCTTCCTTGCGGATTGAAAGGGAGTGATGAGGAGTGAAGGATACTGCTGAATTTAAAGATTTTTCAATGGGATTGAATGATACGGTTTATTCAAATTTAATTACGGATAAAGAACTAAGTAAAGTAGAAAATGCAGTGATTGGTGTGGGGGAAATTCGGAAACGAACAGGTTATAAGCAAGTTGCTTATGTAGGAGATAAGATAACAGGTGCCTATACATTTCTCAAGTCAGATGGCACAAATGAGTTATTGATGATGGGTGACCGTCTGAGGAGATGGAATGGGAAATTCTTTGTTGATATCCCAGGTCCGCCCTCTACTGGTGACAGAGCGAATTTTATCACGATGAAAGACCGGAAAGGAAACCGTGTTGTTTTAGTTGCCAATAATATCTCTCTAAAAGTGTATGCTGAAAATCAGTTATCCTCTGTAACAGCATATGTACCTACTGCGGATGAACAAAGAAATCCAGGATTGAATGATATAGGTTCTTTATTTAACTGCAAATACATGGCTTTCTTTGGCGGACGGTTATTTGTTGTGGGTCATGACATAAAGAATCGTGTTTCATTCTCCCACATCGATCCCAAACTTGGATACGCTGTATATGATTATTTTCCCGCTATTAATTTTTTTGATGTGGCAAGTAATGAAAATGATGAAATCGTAGGGCTGGTAACGTTTCGGAATAGTTTAATTATCTTCTGCCGGTATTCCATATGGGCTTTATATGGAAAAACAACATATGATTATGAATTAGTAAAGATCAATACACCAACGGGCTGTATGGCACCTGAGAGTATTAAAGTAGTTGGAAATCAAATTTTTTATTTGAGTGATACACATGTATATGGATTATTTGCGAATGATTTTAATATGGTAAGTGCACAAATTATAACCAAGCAAATAGAATCGACAATGCGTGCGATCCCACTTACAGAAAAAAATAAAGCTGTTGCAGGTTATTTCGAAGGGAAGTACTATCTATCTTTTCCAAATGGAAAAACACTTGTTTATGATGAATTGCTAGCGTGTTGGACTGTTTATTCAAATATCAAAGCGGATGTATTCGTAAACTATGATGGGAATTTTTATTTTGGAAGCAATAAAAATGCGTATGTTTTTCATCCTGAATATCATGATGATGGAAAGCCGATTCCTTTTCGCATGGAAACCAAGTATTTTGATTTTGGTTTGATGACACAAGACAAAAAGATTCATCGGATATGGTTGCATAGTAATCAACCTAACGGGTATCGGTTAGGAGTGAAATTAGATTTTGAAACCAAGCAGGTAGATGGTACAAGACCAAATGCTGCGAATGTGTCCAATTGGGATGAAGCGATTTGGGATCAGAATACATTTGATAGAATCGAAATGTATATCAATCGCCTACGGGTAAGTAATCGAACGAAAAAAATAGGCATGATTATTGAGGACGTAACTCATATACGTCCTTTTGTTGTATACGGCATCGGGGTCCAGTATGAATTGAAAAGAAGAAAGGAGACGTCCTATGGTACAAATTCAAAGAAAATATAATTTTATGCCAGGTACAACCATTTCATCTGGGCAAGTAAATGAAGAATTTACGAATTTAATTAATGCTCATAATGATAATGATGGGATTTTACAAAATTTAAATGAGTATGGGTTCTATAAAAATAACATACGAGCGGGAAAGACAGAGTTTATTCAGATAAGTCGTGGGCAAACGTTGCAGAAACAAATCTTATTTACTCCTGCCTTTTCCCAAATTCCGTTTGTTACAGTGACAGCGGCGAATGGAGATATTGGAACAGGAGACATCGTGGTATATCTTTCACAAGTTACGGTAACTTCTTTTACACTTACTTTGCACAATAAGAATACAACAAGAGATACTTCATTGGCTTTTCATTATATGGCTATTTCAATGGGATGAGGTGAGTTTGTATGACGAATTATCCAGTGTTTACAACGCCAGAACGGCGTAATTTAAGTATGCAAGATGCACGTTTACAAGCGAATGACGAGCTAGGTTCTTTATATGAAAGAGCATTGCAAAACATGCAAACGAGTGTAGCGGATAGTCAAACACAAGCAGCAGAACAAGCAGCTGCAAGAGGGATGGGGAGTTCGGGTTTATCACAAGATGCGATGAATAAAATCGCGATTGCAGGTTTATCACAAAGAGGAAATTTAGAAGCAGAGCGTACACAAAAAGTTGCTTCTTTAGCTCGCCAACTAATGGAACGTGACCAAGACCTTGGTTTCCGTGAACGCCAACAGGCGTTTCAGGAATGGAGTGGAGAACAAGGAATGAAGATGGATCAAGACCGTTTTGCCTATCAACAGAAAAATGATTTACGAAACCATAATTTTGATAAAGAGCGCTTCGATTATCAACAGAAAAATGACACATTAAATCGTGATTTAGAGCGTGATAAGTTTGATTATACGAAAGACAAAGATTGGAGAGATTATCAATTTGACAACAAACGATTTGACCATCAAGTGAAAAATGATAATCGAAATTATGGTTTGGATAGGGATCGCTTTAACCATACGGTTCGAAATGATGATAGAAACTATGATCTGGATATCAATCGTTTCAACCACACCGTGAAAAATGATGATCGAAATTATGATTTAGACCAACAGCGTTTTAATTATACGATTTTTAATGATGGTAGAAACTATAGTCTTGATAAAAATAGATTTAACTATCAAATGAAAAATGATGATCGAAATTATAATTTAGACCTGAATCGTTTTAATTATGGAAAGGAGAAAGACTTACGTGATTATAACTTAGATGTGAGTCGATTTAATCACTCCGTAAATAATGACAATCGAAATTACAATCTCGATTTGAGTCGTTTTAATTATGGGAAACAAAAAGATACACGGGATTATAATTACCAAGTCAGTCGGGACAATGTATCGGATAACCGTTGGCAGCAAGATTACAATTACAGGGCTGGTCGTGACAGTGTAGCCGATAATCATTGGCAACAAGATTATAATTATCGCTCTGGAAGAGATAGCGTATCGGACAATCGCTGGCAACAAGAATTCAATTATCGTTCCGGAAGGGACGGTGTATCTGATAGCCATTGGCAACAGGAGTATAACTTAAAAAAGCAAGCAGCCGCCTCTAGAAATAGTGGTGGCGGTAGTTCTTCTAGCAGTTCACCAAGTATAAGCTCAAAATCTGCATTGAATGATTATACACGTAATCAAATCAATTGGTACAGTAACCCAAATAATGCCCCGTATGCATATGGACAAAAGAAAGAAGAAGTAAAGAAAGTACCATCTTATGTGGAGTCGCTGTTAATGAGGAAACCATTGGAGTCTTCGTTGTTGCAAAAGTTTGGGCCGAAAAGTTTTTGGTAAGGAGTGTGAAGGATGCCTCGTAAAAAGAAAAGTGACATAGAAAGAGAACAAGTCTCTTCTATGGTGAAGGATTGGGAAAAAGACAATGGTGGTCTAGATGATAATCAGCGTGCTACGCTGCAACGCATGATTGAACTCAATTCCAATACGGCCCAGCAAGATATTCGTCGTGGGGATTATTATAGTGGGAATCAAGATAAATATGAAAAAAATACGCAATCCATTCAAGTTCGGAATGAAAATACAGGTAATCTTGTAAAAAAGAAAAAAGAAATCTTTGCTTTGAAAGAAGGACAAGCGGAAGAACCTTTAGAGAATGTCTATCAAAACCTTGCATTTGATAAGAACAACGAGGATCATAGAAAGCCACCAGAGAGAAATCCGTTTTTAGATCAAATAAAAGCAGAGAACAGTATTTCGCAGCCCGCATCCACAGACTGGATGAAACAACAAGAAGAAGCTAGTCGTACCAATCGTATGATGAGTACAATTGATCGTATCGCGAAACAGCCACCTTCTCAGGAAGGTGGTTTTTTGGATGACCTAAAATTCGCAGCAGGAAAATTTGGTGAAATGATTAAGCCACCTGAAGGTAAGACCAGACAAGAAGTTTGGGATGAGTATATGAAAGATGGTGGGAAAAGCAGAGGAACGAAAGAAGTCAATCGTTTTGCGAATCGTACCATGGATTCTACGTTACTCAATGCGCCAAGTGCGGCCATGAAAAAAGTACGAGGACAGGATGCGGTAGATTGGCAAGATCATCGTGAAGGTGTGGGAGAAAATGTCGCTGACTTTGTATCAACGGGGATTGGCTATGTACTTCCTGGTGCAGGCGCTGCGAACGTAGCGGGGAAACTGGGAATGGCTGCGAAGGTGGGAGAAAATACTTCTAAACTTAGCAAGATAGGGCAATATGCCAAAGAAGGCGCAGTAACAGGTGCTCTGATTGCAGGTGCGGAAACACCAGCCAAAGCATATGTGAATCCGGAACAGACGGTAGGAGACCATTTAAAACGGATCGGCGTAGAGACCGCAGCAGGGGCAGCTATTACGCCGCTTGCCCACGGTTTGATGAATGCGGTGCAAAATTTGCGTAAGACGAAGGGGCATACTTCTAACGTATCGTATGATGTCATTCAGCAGGAAAGACAACAAAGGGAACTAACCAATCAAGCTGTGGAAGAACAAGCATTACAACATACACGTATCAAAAACGAACCGGAATCTTTACCGATTCAAGCTGCATCAGAATCCGCACCATCGTTAGAACAAGCAATAGAAAGTGTGGCCAAACAGAAAAAGAAAGCCTCTTCAAATGGGGAACTTCCTGATGACGTACAAGCGATGCGCAATGCACCTCCGGTCATTCAATCCGCTATGGCGCCAGATGGACGTACCATTACGCAGAAAAAGTTAATGGATAGTTTCCGTGATAATGTGGGTATCACACTTCGTACAGGACGTATGGGAGTGGGAGACGATGCTGTTTCGGGTATTTATAAGAATGGTCCCGAAGTCATTCGTACGCGTGATTATGGGGACTTAGAAACGTTAGCGCATGAAACAGGTCATCATTTGGATAAGAAATTTGGATTGAATGACCCAAAATTTGATGACGAATTAATGAAGCTGGGTGCTCATACATCCGGTCAAAACTATACGCCTGAACAAATTCGTCAAGAAGGTATGGCGGAATTCATGCGTCGTTACTTACTCAACCCAGCTATGGCAGAACAAGAGGCTCCTGCATTTATGAAGCATTTTCAAAGTACCATTCCAAAAGATGTACAAAAAGGATTAAACAAAGTACAAGAAGATGCGCAAATATGGGCGAATCAAGGGGATGACATGCGATTCAGAGGGCGAATCAACAGCGAAGAACAACCGAAGGGGCTAGAACGTGTCAAACAAATGTTATCGAAAGATGGGCTAAGTAAAGCTTACACGGAATTAGTTGACCGTTTTCACCCAATTAGTCGAGCAGAAAAAGAAATCCTTGGGGGACAGCTTGCTGATGGCTCAGAATCTGCATACAAAAAGGCAACTCTTGCAGCTGGTGCACCACGTATTGCGGAACAAAGGTTAGAGGGTTTACAAAATATCATGAAACCGTTGGAGAATTCACCATACAAATTGCAGGATGTTAGTGATTATTTAGCTGCAGTTCATGCGAATGATCTGAGTCAATATGGAAAACGAATGGCTGGAGAAGCGACCACAGACGCCTCTCAAATTGTAAAAGATTTTAAAACAGCTACTCCTGAAAGTATCGCGATGGACATGAAAGAATTTGAAAGAAAATATGGCATTGCATTGGGAGCTGAACAAAAACAACTGGCAAGTGAAGGGAAATCTGTCACATTACATCCAGAACAAGTCAAACAAATTGAAGAGGCGTTCCATATTGAAACAGGATTTAAACCAGAAGAAATCCAATCCGTTATGAATAAGTATGGATCCGATGAAATGATGAAGGGAATTCAAAAATCTGTTGTGGATTATAACAATAGTCTGTTAGATACGTTAGTTGATTCTCAAATGCTTTCGAAAGATGCTGTTGCGGCAATGCGTGAGAAGCATCCGAACTATGTACCGTTTTACCGGAGTTTTGATGAAGAAGCAACCGCTGGTTTAGGGAGCGGAAAAGGATTTGTGGATTTAACGAATCCCGTCAAACGGATGAAAGGATCTACACGTAACGTCATTAATCCAATGGAAAGTATTTTGAAAAATACGTTTGCAACCGTGCAAGCAGCTGAAAAGAACAAAGTTGGTTTGGCACTTGCGAATTTAGCAGAAAAAGAAGGCGCCGGCAAATGGATTGAGAAACTTGCAGGTGATGGAAAAGAATCGGTTGCGAAAGAGAATATTGTCACAGTCTTTCGGAATGGGGAGAAACAACAATATCAATTGGAACCTGAATTATATCGCGCCGTAAAAGCAATGGATAAAGAAATTACGAATAAAATTGTGAAAGTTTTAGCGAAGCCGACAGATATGCTACGAGCAGGTGCAACGCTCACACCAGAGTTTGCTTTTAGAAATCCTATTCGTGACCAGTTCCATGCATATGTGACAAGTGATGTGGGCTACAATCCATTTGATTTTGTAAAGGGACTAAGAGAGGTTGGAAAGAAAAAATTCGGTAAAGGCTCAGAGATGTATGATGATTGGGTGAATCAAGGTGGTGCATATGGTGGATACTTATCTGCAGATCGAGACATTTTACAAGAACAAGTAAAGGAGTTTTCTAAAGAGGGTGGCAAGCTACAACGTGCTGTACAAGCGATAAAAGATCCAAGAGAATGGATTAAACCCTTACAATTGCTCTCTGAGATGTCGGAAGAAGCAACAAAAGTTGGAGCTTATCAAAAAGGACTGAAAAAAGGGTTAACACCTGAAGAATCAGCCTATCAAGCAAAAGATATGATGAACTTTAATCGTGTGGGAAATTCCACACAGTCAGCTAACCGGATATTCGAGTTTTTAAATGCGAACTTGCAAGGAAAAGATAAACTGATCCGTACAGCTATTGAACATCCATTTCGTACGGCTGGTAGAACCATTGCAGCGACTACTCCACTGTCTGCCTTGGCATATGGAAGTCAAAAAATCGCAAACGATGAACAAAAAGAAATTTTGGATAATATGCCGCAATGGGAACGTGATACGTATTGGCCAGTCGCAGTTCCTGGTACAGATAAAGTTGCGCGTATTCCAAAGCCATTTGATATTAACATCGTACCTAATACCATAGAACGAGCAGTAAAATCTGTAGAAGGTGACCCTTACGCGTTTGATGGCTATTCTAAAACACTTGCGGATACGGTTACCATGCCATATATTCCGACTTATATCAAAGCACCTATTGAAAATATGACGAATCATAGTTTCTTTACGGATGGAGCAATTGTTCCGCAACGTGACCAATCGAATTCACCAAGAAATCAATATGGGCCAAATACGAGCCTTACGGCACGAGAAATCGGTGATGCTCTCAATATATCTCCGTATAAGATTGATAACTTGTATAAAGGCTATACAGCAGGTTTAGGACAGATTCCTTTAAAAGGATTGGATGCAGCCATTTCCTTGGTTTCGGATAAAGAAGTGGCTACCAAACCAGCGCAAGGATGGCATGAAGATTATCCAGTTGCCAAAGCATTCTTCTCTAATGGACAAGGCGGAGGGAAAGCGGTAGATGATTACTACAATGTATTACAAGAGCAAAAAGCCATTGAAGCAGATGCAAAAGATAGAAAAGAAGATGCGCCGAATAAGGCGGAAATGGATGCGTTAAAACCTGTTGAAAAACAATTGAAAGACTTACGAAAAGAGTATCGTGAACTGAAAGAAGATACAGACATATCACCTGAAATGAAGCGTGCAGAAATGGATCGTATTAATAAAGAAATGCGTGTATTAGCACGAGAAGGCCTTCAAATATTTAAACCAGGATATAAATAAGAGCTCCTAACAAGGGCTCTTTTTTCTATTGCCATGACGAGGGGATGATACCGATGGAAGAACAAATTTTCAATTCCATGATTCAGCAAGGAGCATTTGCGGCGTTATTCGTGTGGATGCTGTTTACGACGCAAAAGAAAAATGAAGAGCGGGAAATACAGTATCAAAAAGTAATCGAGAAAAATCAAGAAGTGATTACAAAACAAGCAGAAGCCTTTGGAGATTTATCAAAAGATGTATCGGATATCAAACAGAAAATTTTAGGAAATGGAGAGACGAACTAATGGGACACATTGTAGATATTTCAAAATGGAACGGAAGTATAAACTGGGCTGTAGCGGCGCCACAGCTTGATATGGCGATTGCGAGAGTGCAAGATGGCTCAAACTATGTAGACCCGATGTATAACGGCTACGTGGCAAATATGAAGGCTCACGTTGTACCTTTCGGTAACTATGCATTTTGCCGATTTGTATCGATTCAAGATGCGAAGAAAGAAGCACAAGATTTCTGGAATCGTGGTGATAAATCAGCACTGTTTTGGGTAGCAGATGTAGAAGTGAAAACAATGGGTGATATGCGAGCAGGTACGCAAGCTTTTATTGATGAATTACGACGATTAGGAGCTCAGAAAGTTGGTTTATATGTAGGCCATCATATGTACGAGCCGTTCGGCATGGCGCACGTGAACGCTGATTTTGTATGGATTCCCCGTTATGGCGGGAAGAAACCAGCGTATCCATGTGAGATGTGGCAGTATACCGAGACAGGATATGTAGATGGAATTGGGAAATGTGATTTGAATCAATTGATTGGGGACAAAGACCTCGCTTGGTTTACAGGGGATACGAGAAGCGCTGTAACATCAGATGAATCGAAATACATTGTAACAGGGGGATTAGGATTAGAAGCGTGTACTGAAATCTCAAAATACCTGTTAGAGCGTAAATGGTGGGCGAAGATGGAGTTTACAACGAATGGAGATGCTTTTGTACAAACAGGCGGAATCTACGAACCACAGCTAAGCGAATTCAGAGCGTGGATGGATGGGAAAGGGTGGTGGTATGAGGTGCGATAAGTAGAAGGAGACTAATTACTAAAAGAAAAAGGGCTAGGAGATGTGTTGTTTAGATGTATTAGCTTGTTGATGATAGGGCATGGGTGTGTAATTGTGGGAATACAATATGCGATAGTGGAGAGCAGTCACAAGCTTATTCGTTGATTTTGTGTATAAAATGTGTACAATATTATCAGGGGATTCGTTCATCATATAAACAAGACGAAGGAAAGGGTATTACAATCAAATTTGATTATAATACTAGTTTAATTTGGAACATAGACTGTAAGGTAACAGTGAGATCGAATAAATAATGAACAATGGGAAAGACTACCTACATCACGAACATGCATCGATACTCGTAATAGTGTACTTAAATGACAGGAGGAACTTTGTTAAAAATGACGGATTGTTCCATTGAACAAGGGAAGTTATTTTTAGTTGGAGATGCTAACAATACTTGTATAAGGAGAACTTGCTATGACAGAATTACAAAAATATTTTTTTTTACGGTTAAATATTAAAGAACGAAAAAATATCTCGTTTGAAGATATAACAGAAATACTACAAGCTATGGCTGTAGCTGTTCCTTTTGAAAATTTAGACATTTTCCATGGAACCGTTAGGAGTATTTCTAAGGAAAATTTGAAGGAAAAAATATTAATGAGAAAACATGGGGGACTGTGTTACGAGCTAAATCCAATCTTATATTATTTTTTGATAGATTGCGGATTCGATGTACGACTAGTTTCCGGAACAGTATATGATGCAGGATTAAAAAAATGGGCTGTTGACAAAGGGCATGTGGCTTCAGTTTTAGAATACCAGGATAAATTATATTTAATTGAAACGGGATTTGCATCTTTTTTACCCCTTGCGCCTGTGCCATTTACTGGTGAAACTGTACATTCTCGTACAGGGGATTACCGGGTTCGAAAAGAAGATACGGAGAAAGGTACGTATGTATTAGAAATGAGAAACAACAATGAATTTTTAGGCAGAGAATCATCTGAAGAGTGGCGGTTAGCTTATGCATTTCAGTTGGATTCAATCGGTGAGAAAGAGTTAAACCAAGCGCAAAAAGTAATTGTTGAGCACAAGGATTCTGCCTTTAATAAGGGGGCTATCGTTGTGAAATTGACTAAAGATGGACATATGTCTTTAACACAAAAAAGCTTGACCAAAATTCAAGATAGCACAAAAAAGAAGGAAGCTGTTACAAGAGAACGATATTTAGAAATATTAAGTGAATTATTTGGGATTGTACGCTAAAAAAATGGCGGAGGTTTTTTCTAGCTCACATTGAGAAACCGTTTAGAGAAAATTACTAAATTGTAAATATAAATTTTAAAGCTATATTGGAAAGGAAGATAATTATGAAAATTCTCGTTGTCCTAGCACATCCAGATTTAGCGCAGTCACATGTAAATCGTACATTAGTAGAAGAGTTAAAAAAGAATGCGGAGATAGATATACATGATTTATACTCTTCTTATCCAGATTGGAAAATTTGTGTGAAAAAAGAACAAGTCCTGTTAGAGAAGTATAATCGTATTATTTTGCAATTTCCATTTTACTGGTACAGTATGCCAGCCCTAATGAAAAAATGGCTGGAGGAGATTTTAACACCAGGCTGGGCATACGGAGAAAAAGGAAATAAACTTGCGGAGAAAGAATTTATTTTAGCCATTACAACAGGTGGAAGTGCAGAAGGATACCAAGCTGGAGGGTATAATTGGCATACTATTAGTGAATATACCCGCCCTCTTCAAGCAACTATTATAAGGTGTGGTGGTATTTTTCTGCCTTCATTTGTAACATACAATACTAAAAAATTAACAGGGGAAGAACTGAAACTCCGTGCACAGCAATATGTTGGCTATATAAAAAAATGTGAATATATTCCTTTTGGACACTAGCATTATAAAAATAGGTTCCTTTTTTGTGGACAAGAAATTTCATTGGAGTTAATCGCTCTGGTATCCTGTTTGTACCAGGCATTATAAGTCTGGTAATCATGAATGTCTAAATTTCTTTAAAGCTCGAGCTTATGAATAATTAAACGGCATAGACTGAATTTTTGTAGAAATTCAGGTATTCTCGTGGGATGATTCTATGAATTTTTTAAGATTGAAAATTAATGTTTCCAAAAAACAACAAATGAATTTTAATTAGTATTACAGATGTTTATTTTTAATAAGCTTTCTAATCAAGCAGTGCGCAAAAATTCGTTTCTTCTTTTCCTCTTGGAGACGAATTTTTTATTTGCCTGCTGCCGAAATCACAACGCTATTTTGATACATTTTATCTACTTGTTCTTTGTTATATCCATACAGGAAGGTATCTTTATCGTCCACAAACAAGCAGATTCCTATGTTAAATCCACGGCAACCAGCCATAATTTTAGGAAGTTTAGGAATGTACCCTACAGCTTCAATATCCATGAGAACAAACCTAACTGGATTTTTCTTTTTATTTTGTTGGATATTCTTTAGCAAATGACTCATAAATGACAAGAGCTGTTTGCCCATAAAAGGTATAAACTCTTCTCTTTGTTGATCTCGTTCGGTATAGGAAAGGTAAACAATTGTTTTTCGTTTTAACAGTTGCAATAAGTCTTGTTTAGAATTTGAATGTAGCTCTGTATAAGGTAACAGTAGTGTTTCGTATCCTTTTTCGTATTTCTGAGCAGATGTTTGTTGGTACAGAATGCCTTTGTAATCTAATACAAATAAGGATTCTTCTTCCTGCTCTAGGATGAATGTTTCAACTACAGATAGGCCGTTTGCAGGATGATAGTATCCCTCAACGATTTGATTTGTTGTTTTGAATGGTGGTTTGCGCACGCTATTCACTCCTTTAAGATGTGTGTTATTTGATATGTAAAGTTGTAAATATCCTCACCATCCAATCAACTTCTACACTCATTTTTAAATACCTTCATAAAAAGTATAAAATATGTGAAAAAATCGCCTTGAAACTTGATGTGAATGTAAAAGTTTTAGTATATCTGAATAACGAAATAAAAGTAGGGCATACTAAGCTTGGGGTCAAAGTAGTACTTGTCCATCAAATGATTCAAGACACCGTTGGAATAGGCGAATTTCTTATGCATCACGTTGACCCTATTTTTACTTTCACATATCGTCTTAAATATTAATACAACCCCATTTCATCCGCTTCTTCTTTAGAAATTGTAAGTGTACTTTCAGGAATAAAAGAGCGTCTCGCTGTAGTTGTAGATGTATTTTTGAATGGTTCTGTAGACTTATCCTCTTCTAACCAATTATACCAAAGTACTTTCGTATGTGGTTTGGACGCATCAGAATTCGTTGTATTACCTTTTTTGGAGGATTTAGACACTTTGATATTATCACTATAAACTTTTGTAAATAAAGCTTGTACACTGTCTGTAAGAATACCGTTGTTTTTTAAGAATCTATTAATTTTAACTAATGCATTGAATGCAAGAAGAAATAAACCTTTATCGCAATTGCTACCCACACGTAACCCGATGATAGATGCGTTGGTTTTTAAAATAGGATGATACGTTCCAGCTTTGATTGTATGGTACATCATTTCTTGGTATTCATTCACATAGTACACATGGATTCTTTCGAACCCTTTTTTGACATCGTTTTGTGCTTCTTTTAATTCATTTTCAATAGATTCTATTAGAGATATTCTTTCTTTATTTTTTTCTTGTTTTAAAGAATTAAAAGAGTTAATAGAGTTATTATAGTTAGAACTCGTTTTTTCGGTCTCTAGCCTTACAGTCCCAAGGGTTTCATGATTTTTCTGTTCGGCAACCTGATTGGCATTTAGTTCGGCATCTATGTAAAATACCTCTTTCATGATTGTTGTGAAATTAGAGTGTGTTTTTAATACAAATACATATTTATTCTTACCATCAGCTAATCCAGCGACCAGAATTTCACCTGTTTGTTTTAATGCACGAACAGTAGCTGTTACAGTTCTTACAGAACAATTAGCTTTACCAGCTAATGTTTCAGCAGCAATTTTACATATGCCATTTCCTGAAAGCATATAAATAATATGATCCATCACATCTTTTCGTTTGGATCGTATAGGAAATAAACTTTCAAAACTTTGATTCGTATCATTGATACGTTTTCTAATATCATCAATAATCTCATTTTTCTTTTGAGTACTTAATTGGTTTTGTTGCATATATTTTTGAATATCTGCATTATAGGCAGTCAATTTTTTCATAAGGGCTCGTCTCCTTCGAAAACAAAAAAGCAACAGAATGCCACAAAATGTAAGCAAACTGTTGCGGAGGAACCCTTACGTACGATAAAATGGGGTACATAAAGAGTTACAGCAAGTGTTTGCCTAGCGATAGTAGGCGGACGGTTAATAAAGTGTGCAACCACTTTATTAACACGCTGTGCTCTTTTATCTTTTTATGGGCTTAATTTCGATTTTTTCGGTAACGAATATGGTCACAAATAACTAGAAAAGTGTTGCCATTTATATTTTTCGATACAGTGAAAAATTGCGTAATATAGCAGTCTAATGCGTTTTTTGGAAATTTAAGTTTTATAGATAATTAAACAATGCATTATATACAAAAGTAATTATACCAAGGTTTTCAGATACCTTGGTAACGTTTTGGTATAGTTTTGGCTAAATCTTCTTCCATAAAGGCGAGTGCTTCTGCCTGTTTTGACGGATATAAGTGACTATAAGTGTTTAAAGTTGTTGCCACATCTGAATGACCTAGACGTTGAGCTACTACAAGGGGGCTAACACCTTTGTTTATTAAATAGGATGCATGTGAATGTCTGAATTCGTGGAGTAAAATTCTTTTTACTCCTGCGATTGAAATATATCTGTTATAGCGTTCGTCGAGTGTTGATGTGGCAATACTCTCATAAAATTCACCGAAAACCACATAATCATTTTTCACTGGTGCTGTTAATGTAGCATGTTCTTTTAATTTTTTCAATAAGTCCATGACAAGGGTGGGTAACAGAATGATTCTATTTGATGCTTTTGTTTTGGGTTTTGTAATTTGACGATTATACTCAGTTTTGTTGATATGAATTGTTTTTTCGTTAAAATCAACATCCGCCCATGTTAAAGCTAATAATTCTCCTTTTCTAGCGCCACTATAATAAAGTGTTGAGAAAAATGTATCATAAATTAGGTTGTCGATAACACCTATAAATTTTTGAAACTCATCAAACTCCCAGTAATCCATTCGTTTTTTGGATTCAAGTTCAAAATTTCCGGCAATACGTGCAGGGTTATTGATTAATCCGTGGAATTTTATTGCAAAAGTGAATATAGAAGAAAGGACAGCGTGAATTAATTTTAAAGTGTCTGCTGAGTACTTACTAATAATCTTATTTTGATAGTGCATGATAAGCTTAGGTGTAAGTTGATCAACCTTTATTTTACCGAATTCAGGTACTAAATGATTGTAGATAGCATTTCGAATCGTAGCTATCGAAGACTGTTTTCTCCTTTGACAATACCAATCAAAGTAGCTATCAGCAACTTGAGCAAATGTTAAGTTCGAGTTTGTTTCTTTTTCAACTAACATTTTTGCTTCGGCTTCACGTGCTTCCTTTTTAGTCTTAAATCCACGACGTTTTACTTGTTTTTGAGTACCATCAAACTGACGGACTCTGACTACGAAGAAATATGTTCCTCGTTCTTTATCTTTGTAGACCACCATAGGAACTCCTCCTGTATATGTAAAGATTGATAATTCAATTTATTGAGTAGATTATAACTTGTTTGTTACCAAAAGAAAAGACGCTCAACATAAATTGAGCGTCTCACTTTGACTTGAACCACTTTAATTTTAATAACATATAACTTAAAAACTCCCCACTAATAATAGTGAAAAAGATTGGCTAGGGAAACCAATCAGGACGATCCTTTAGTAAGGATAAAATCATATTACCATAATAATGTCGTGGCACATATTGAGAAAGTTCAACATTTGTTTATTGTGATATTAAAATGTATTTTCAAATTGGTTGGTTGTAATTATTAAAAAATGGCTGGTTTCTACATTGATTTGAGTGGAATATAATGAAAAATGAACCAATGTTCATTACAAATGTAAAATGTGTGCATCTGTAGTCAAATAATTTCAAGATTTTCCTTTGAAGTTATATTGAGAAATAAATTTTAGACTGGAATAGAATATGAGCCCGTGCTAAAATTGGCTCTGTATACAGTATATGGGCTTCTGTCGAGTTAATAGACAGAATAATCGTAAAAAACAAAATAAATCAAAGCATAAAAACTCGCAGAGCGTGTGTAAGAGGTACCCTCAACAAAGCCTCTCACACCGTTCATCCTAGCTACCTTAGGACAAACACTTGCATCATACGAGTTCCTCCTTAGTTTAACAGACATTCATCATTCGTAGTGCAGTTTAGAGGTTGAGAAAATAGGATGGTGAATTTTTATGTTTTTAGGAGAAGGGGGAACATTATGGAAAAAGTCATGAATGAATTATTGACAAGAATTGAATCAGCTGGGTTTTCTCGAAGGCAATTCGCTATAAAGCTTAAAGTGAGTCGTGAAACATTCCGTAGAGGAATAAGTTGTGAAAGTGAAATGGATGTGGAAACATTTTTTAAAGCGACGAACTTTTTATATGATAACCCTGAGAAAAAAAGAGAGATTACAAAGAAATACTTCCTTGCTTGTACTTTACCGTCCCACTTAGAAATTGGGTTGATATATTTCCAGGTGCAAGCGGAATACGACGCCATGAACAAATTAATTGAAAAGAATAGGGGAAATTCAAGTTTATCAATATTTTTTGCGATTTACAAATTATTCAATAAGCGTAACAATAATGAATTAAGAGGGCAAGCTCTGTATGAGGAAATTAGGAGCAAACGTTTTTCTGCAAATCCACATGTGCAAGTAATGGTCAATATTTTATATATGCTGGCTTTAGCAGATAAACCGAATAATAATGCGAGTATTCAATATGTTGATGAAGTTGAATCAAATCTTAAACTAATTAAAAAAGGGCGAATAAGGGATTATCTTCGTATATTTGCAGATGAGCGTATTGCATTTATGCATTTGTGGAGAATCGAGTTGGAAGAGTGTAGAAAAATAGCTTATAAAATTATAGATTCAGACATAGACGTTCCGATGATTCGAATGACTGGGGTTTCATGTTTGGCAGAAAGTTTTCAAATAGAGGATCCAATAAAAGCTGAGGCACTTTTGGTACAGTCAGGAGAAATGTTAAAGGAAATTAAAGTATCTCAGCAATCTCAAAAATATTTAGCAGTCCAAACTACTTTAGCTCACATACGAATATATAATAATATAAATGTTGATAAGATTGATGTATCTATACTTCACCCAACTGAGCGAGCTACATTTGAATATCGCTTTGGTGATCGAGAGCTTGCAATTTCCATCTTTGAAAAGTTAAAAGAAGCTGGGCATACTCCTTTTTCGTACATTGCATATTCGATGTGTATTAATGATATTGAGGGTATTAAGCAGGCGCTATTGGATTTTGAATTAATGGGGTTGAGTTTTTATGGGCGAATGTATAAAATGATTCTTAATAGGGAAGGGGTTGTGTTGATATGAAAATGAAGGTAGTGGCAGTATTAACAGTTTTGGGGGTTATGGGTCTGTGGGGAGGAAATATAAGTAGTTCTGAACATGAAGCTATTCAACAGAAACAAATAGAAATAAAATATATGTTTAACGATCCGGGAACTAGCTGAATAGAATTTTTTAGAAAAGTCACTACTTAGTAGTGACTTTTCGTGCTTTTAGGGGTGACCCATTTCAAAGGGGTATAATCCAAAAATGGGTCACCTATAATTTAACAATTTTTAAAGGAGAGATTTTTTTATGACTCTAAATACGAGTGGAATGGAATTAGGGGGATGCGAGATGGAAAAAGAAGAAATCATTCAGTTTTTTTTAGATACAGTTGTAGAATTTGAACCTGAAAAATTAGAAGAATACATAGCTGAGATTAAAAAAAATAGCCATCCCTCATCATAAAGGGGGCTATTTTTCTATTTTATTATGATGTTTATTTAAGGCTTGAGCGATTGCAAGCATCTGTTCTAGAGCCATTTCTTCTTTTTCTTTAGGTAGGGGTGCTAACCATTCCATGATTTCTTGGAATTTTTCTAATTTGTCATTTTGTATAGGGGAATCTTTTTCAATGCTCCCATAAATATAATCTGCTGGCACTTGAAATCGTTTGATTATTTTTTCTATGGTTTCTCTACTAGGGAAGGCTTTTCCATTTTCAAATTTTGAAACCGTCCCTTTTGTTAAATCTACTTCTTTTCCGAATTGTTCTTGACTCATCTTGTTATCTACACGAATTTGTTTGAGACGATCTTTTATGTGCATAAAAAGTCCCCTTTTCAGTAATCTTTATTAATTTTCATTTTATCATAATGTTTCTCAATAAGAAACTTAAATGAGTATAAAGTTGCATTCATTGAATTTTTTTATGAAAAAGCCTTGAAGTTGCATTCATTGAAACTTATAATGTATTTATAAGCAATAATAAAGGAGAGGTTTTATGAGGGATAAGTCAAAACCAACAGAACTTCAAAAAGCATTTAAGGATTCAGGCTTAAAATATCATGAGTTAGCTAAAATGATTGGGGTATCTAAGTCTCATTGCTATAAAATAATTAATTGGGATATGCGTATTTACTATGATACCGCTGTGAAAATTGCGAATGCTTTCGGAAAGGAAGCATCATTGATATTCCAGGATCAACAAAAAAATTTTGGAAACAGTGTTGCAGACAATGAAACATAAGTGTGATTGTAAAAAAATAATTGCTTTTAATTAAGTAAATTTCACGAATAAATACGGTATAAGGAGCGATACCATGCACAAAAACCTATACATAGCCAGAAAAGAGCGACGTATTACACAAGTGGCTGCTGCGAATCTGATAAACATATCGTCTAGATCTTATCACTCAAAAGAAAACAGAAGAAGTGATTTTACCCTAAAAGAAGCCCAGAAGCTTGCAAAATACTTCAAAACAACAGTGGACGAGCTATTTGAGAAATAATGAAAGGATGGTAAAAGAAAATGACACCCGAAAAGTTGTTCGAAGAGAAAGAGTATTTAGTAATCGCAGCGATCAAACAAAGATTTGGAAGTATCGCAAGAGCTAGACAAATTGCAGAAAGGAACAATATGGAGTTGGACGATTTAATTCAAGTAGGTCGCATGCATTTGTGGGCGTGTTGTGTGAAATCTGATCCAGAGAGAGTAGATACATTCAATGCATACGTGATGAAAGGTATGAAATGGATAATGAGTAATGAACTGCATATGAAAGGAACGCCCTTTAAGGTAAGCAGACAAATTAGTCATGAGGAAAGGAATAAGATAAATATTCATTCGATTGATTTACATCGAGGTGAGGAAACAGTAAACGAATTTTATGCTGTGTCTCCTATTGATGTGGAGGAAGAAGTCATGTCATCCATTGAATTCGAAGAAGTCACGAGTGTGCTAGAAGAAAAAGAAAAAGCAATCATTCTGCACGTTGGTGAGGGATATACCACAAGAGAAATTGCAAGAAAATTTGAGATGGGGAAATCCACAGTGAATAAAAAGAAAAATGAAGCGTTTTTAAAAATTAACCCTGATTATAAACCGTTAAATATAAGAATATTTTTCTTGGGCACAAGAAGAAACATGAGAAACCGCCAGTTGGAGCTGACGGTCTAATAAAAACACATGTTGAGGTCATTATAGCATGAAATGAGCTCATGTAAAGGAGGGCAAGCATGAAAAACGGTAAAAGGCCAACCAAGCGAGAGAAGATACATATTAATGCATATAACTTAAATTCTGATAACTGGTTGATTTATAAGAAAGCAGATGGGCAACTACATTTGATTCATCGTCATACGAACTCAATACGAGTCATTCCAAGTGTATAGGGATAAAATTCTCACTCGCCAATTTTGGAGAGGCAATTATTCATACAAGGAGAGAAATAATCATGACCAAATCAGTTCTAACAAAGGACCTACAAAAGAAACAAATACTCGATGAATTCTTACAGCATTGCGAACAACAACAAGTTAAAGCGCTACAAAAGAATGACCCATATCTATTTTGTATCTGGATTAAAGAAGCCCGATTAGCCCGAAGGGAATTGGCAGCACTCTACCGTGCGAAAGAAAATCATGATGAGGAACGAGCGAATATTCGCGGGATTGTTCACCGCTTGAAAAGTATCGGTGTGAATGCGGATGTTGTGGAGAGGGTGCACTATATTACATTGGCAAACTAATGAGGAAAGGGATAGGTGGTAATGTCTACATTTCATGAGCATAAAAGCCTGAAAATTCGTAAGGATCAAGTATGTTTAGGGTGTTTGAAAAACATACCTAGTGACTCTGATGCGGTTAACAATACAGGGAAATCAGAATATGAGTTTTATGATTACTATCTCCATACGAAATGCCATGAGTTTTTAAAACAACATAGTGAATACCTAGAGGAAGGTGTTTGGGATGGGTGTGTGAATGAGATTAAATTGGAAATGGAAAAGGAGAATGAAAATGAAGAATAATCAAGAGAATCACGTAACAGCCCCTGCAGTAACAGAAGCTGTAGAGAAAACGATTTTAGGGTTAACAGAATTAATTGATGTTATGAAGGATCAAGTTTCTGTTAACGAATTAGACAAGCTTTCAACTATTGTTACAGCAGCATCTGAATTGTATAAGGCTTTTAAGAGTTAATTCTTTAGCAATTTGCATTTCATCATTCATAGGGAAACACCTCCTTCTGTCTATTACATTCGACAAAAAGGAGAAAAATCCTACATATGTTGGAGGAGGTGATTTGTATGTTAGAAAACCCAAACATTATAGGTAACCAACACGATTCCACTAGACAAGACTTCGAACATTATTGTAGCGATTGTGACGGTGAATTGTATTTCGGTATGACGTATTACGTGTTTGAAGGTAGCCTCATTTGCGAGGAATGTAATGAGAAATTTTTAGAGAGACATGGCACACGGTTTGTGGCAGGAGAATAAAAAAGAACTCACGGGAATGAGTTCTTAATAAAATTTAAGGTGAAGCCAGTATAACACAGAAGGTGAGTGAAAGGAACATGCAGGCGAAAGTATTGGCAAATACATTACAGATGGATCGTAAGGCTTGGTTAGAAGCACGTAAGCAAGGACTAGGTGGTTCAGATGTGGCAGCCATTGCTGGATTAAGTAAATGGAAGTCGCAAGTACAGGTGTTTCTTGAGAAAACACAAGCCATCGGACAAGAGGATGTACAAAGTGAAGCTGCGTATTTTGGGAATGTACTCGAGGAAGTAGTCGCCCAGGAGTTTGCCAAACGTACGGGACTAAAGGTACAACGTAGAAATGCTATCTTGCAACACCCAGAGTATCCTTGGATGCTTGCAAACGTGGACAGGCTCATTGTAGGAGAACGAGTGGGTCTTGAATGTAAAACAGCTTCAGAATATTTAAAAAAGGACTGGGAAGGTGAAGAAATACCGGTCGCTTACCTTCTCCAGTGTCAACACTATATGGCTGTGACAGGCTATGAAGCATGGTGGATTGCCGTATTAATTGGTGGTAATAAGTTTGTCTATAAGAAGATTGAGCGTGATGAGGATATAATCCAGTATCTTATCAATATGGAACGGGACTTTTGGCTGAATCACGTCGAAAAGGACGAGCCACCTATGTTTGACGGTTCAGAGGCATCTACGCAGCTACTCAAGCAAATGTATCCAGAATCTATTGAGGATAGTTCTATCAGTCTAGGAAAGCAAGAAGAGCTACTCATTGAAGCGAGAGACCAAGTAGATAGAGAAATGAAGGCACTACAAGAACAAAAGGCAGAGTATGAGAACAAGCTGAAAGCGAAACTAGGCTCTCATGAGAAAGGGACAACGGAGAATTACACTATTTATTGGAAGTCCTATACAAGTAATCGTTTTGATAGCAAACGATTCAAAACAGAACATCCTGATTTACATAAAGAATATACAAATGAAACTATATCAAGAAAGTTTTTGGTGAAATAAAAAATAGGGAGTGGATTAGATATGGCTACAAATGAAAAGTTGAAAAACCAGTTAACAAATCGAAAAGAAAGTGCGCCAGTTACACCGGAACAAACAGTAGAAGCATACATGAAGAAAATGGCGCCAAGAATGGCGGAAGTATTACCGAAGCATATGGATATGAACCGTATGAGTCGCATTGCCTTAACAACAATCCGGACGAATCCAAAGCTTTTGGAATGCGCAGTTCCTTCTCTTATGGGGGCTGTGATGCAAGCGGTACAGCTAGGGCTGGAACCAGGATTATTAGGACACTGTTATATCTTACCGTATAAGCGTGAAGCCACATTTATCATAGGCTATAAAGGGATGATTGACCTCGCAAGACGGTCTGGTCATATACAAAGTATTTATGCCCATGCTGTACATGAAAATGACGAATTCGAGTATGAATTGGGATTACATCCAAAATTGGAGCATAAGCCGTCACATGGGGAGCGTGGTGCGTTTATTGGCGCGTATGCAGTTGCTCATTTTAAAGATGGCGGGTATCAAATGGAGTTTATGCCGAAAAGTGAAATTGAGAAACGTCGAAAACGTTCCGCTTCCGCTAATTCTAGCTATAGCCCTTGGAGTAGCGACTATGAAGAAATGGCGAAGAAAACCGTGGTTCGTTACATGTTTAAATACTTACCGATTAGTATTGAAGTTCAGACACAAGCCCAGCAAGATGAAGTGGTGCGAAAAGATATTACAGAAGAGCCAGAGTTTATTGAAGTGGATCCAATTGAAGGAGAACAGGTAATAACAGAAGATGCTGGACAACAAGAATTCCCGATTGAAGGATGAGCAAATCAAAGGTGCTCCTCTCCCATAAATTATGGGAGAGAGCGCAATCCAAAGAAGAACTAAAGCGTTCTATTGCAAGATATATACAGACTGGATATCCAGGTTATCACATAGAAAAAGTTATTTTAGAAAATCAATCGTACATTGCGGTTTGCAGAAGGGAGTAAAAAGGGATGGGAATATTTCGAGTAGCTAAAGATACAAATTATTCAATCATACACAATACACCTTTACATGATTCTAACCTCAGTTGGAGAGCAAGGGGCTTACTCGCTTATATGCTTTCTTTGCCAGATGATTGGACATTTCATATCTCAGAATTGAGTGAACATACCAAAGATAGTGAAAAAATAACTGCAAGTATTGTAAAAGAGCTGAAGGAAGCGGGTTACTTAAAGCGGTATCCCGTTCAAAATTCTGAAACGGGGAAAATTTCACGTTGGGAAACAGTGGTGTATGAAGTCCCAACCATAGATACCGAAAACCACCCCCTGGAAAATCCACCTAGTGGTAAAACCATCGAGTGGGAAACCACACGTATGGAAAACCACACAGTGGAAAAAGGGGGACTACTAAATACTAATGATTTACTAAGTACTAATATACCAAGTACTAATCTAACTAAAGATGATGATGTAGATAAGCACCCCTTGATTGATGAAGCATTTCAGAAAAGTTATCAGTATTTACTGCAGAACAATATTCCGCTAAGTGAAACAGCTCTGCAAGATTTGGGAGAGTTTTGTGATGTGCTAGGAAGCGAAATGGTGGTAGAAGCTGTGGATCGAGCGATTGACCAAAATGTAAAGCGCTGGAAATATATCAGCGGTATTTTATCCAATTGGCAGAAAAGCAATGTCAAAACAATGGCGGATGTCATGCAACTGGATGAATCATATAAAAATCAAAAAGGCGGTGGGGAACATGCAACACGTTGGAGACGCAATGGAGGAAATTATCAAACGGGCAGAAGCTATGAGGAAGAAGTTGCAAGCCGAGAACGAAACATGCCAAGTTACATCAAACGAGTATAAATGCTCAACATGTAAGGATACGGAAGTACTGTTTTACGAGGAAGTCAATGAATTTGGAATGAAAGTATCTGTGCAGAAGGATTGTTCGTGTAAAGTGCAACGAGTGATAGAGCGAAGGTTGAAGAATGCAATGATTCCAGAAGAGTTTGCACAAGCGAGATTTGATTCTTACAAACAAAAGACAGAAAACCAAAAAGTGTTGTATGAAACCATCGTAAAATATTTGCGTAATTTTGAAGAAATAAAGGGGACGAAACAAAATAGCTTAGGCTTTATCGCAACGTTTGGTGAGCTCCGCATTAAACAGTTAGAACCATCCAAAAGAGCGCAGGCAAAGCGGGAACATAACAGTTTTGGTCTTGGAAAAACACATTTGCAAGTGGCTGCAGCAAAATACCTCATGAAGCAAGGATATAGCGTATTACTGATTTCGGACGGTACGTTCATGGATGACCTCATTGCAGCAAAGATGATGAACGATGACAAAAAAGAATTCAATCGCTTATTACATTCCGCAAAGCAAGTAGAAGTTCTAGTGTGGGATGACTTAGGAAAATCGAAATGGTCGGAAGCAAAAGAAAATTTGTACTACCAGATCATTGATTATCGATATCGTCATAATTTACCGATTCTGTATAGTTCAAACGAAGATGACGAGACGTTAGGTGAAAAGATAGGTTTTGCAGCAAATAGCCGGTTAAAGGGTATGAGCAAAGACTACATGGTTGCTGTAGAAGGTGAAGATTACCGTGAGAAGGAGTGAATGATATGAGCAACGTGTCGGTTGAGAAGAAGTTGGCGTTTATTGATTGGGTATGGGATCAATTAGAACCTCAAGAGCATAGCGCATTTCGATTGCTTTACAGGTTGGGGCAACATGAGAAGTTTCAAGAGAGAATTCGTTTTGTAGAAAATGCGAAAAAATATTCATATGGCATAGAAATGTCGGCAACATGTTCCGTGAGAAGTGGCTTTACATTCTTTGGACCAACAGGGAAAACCAATGATTCGGGTGTAGCGTTTCATTATTTTAGTGCCCAGGACACAGAAAGCAAGATACACATTCAAATAAATTTTAAAGGCAAATACAGTCATGCTTTATACATGGCGGTATTGGAAGATGATGAGCCTTCACTAGAAACGGATTTACCTGATGAAGAGTATGTGAGAGTAGAGGAAGCTATTACATACATGGAGAATCTTGGCAAGCGCCAACTCATCGATTATGCACTCGACACGAAGGATGAAGCACTATTTAAAAAGCTGGTTATGAAATAAGGTGAGAGGAATTGAGTAAATACAACAATAAGAAAGTGAAACTCGAAGGCTACGTATTCGATTCAAAAGCCGAAGCGAATTATTACGAAGGCTTGAAAATTCGTTATGCAAGAGGCGAAATACAAGGATTTGAACGGCAGCCAGTATTTAATCTACAACCTGCATTTAAAAAACAGGACAAGAGCTTTCAAGCCATTACATACATAGCGGACTTTCTGGTGTACTTGCCAAATGGTGAGGTAGAGGTCATAGACATAAAAGGCATGATCACCGAAACTTTCAACGTGAAACGAAAGTTGTTCGAGTATAAATACCCACATTTACAGCTGGTTCTGCTGAAGCATGTGAAGAAATACGGTGGTTTTATCACGTTGGATGAGTACAACAAGTTACAACGAGTGGAGAAGAAAGCAAAAAAACAGAATAAAGGGAGCGGATCATAATGGCATATATCGAATTTAAACCAATGTTAAAGAAAGTGAACTTAAAACCTGATGGGAAAAAAGAAATTGTGTTAGAAGTAACAGATTCCTCGCTACAAGGGAAATTGGATTCTCTGTCTGAAATGATTGATGCGAAAGTATTTGTCTCGCTAGAGTCTATGCAAGTCAACTTTAATGTCACGATTAATGCGAAAACAAATGAGCCGGTTACGCAGTACGAAGTCGATGAGAAAGGAATGGTACAAGAGGTAAAATCAACATTCGAGCAAATAGAAGCGGATCTAGATATGCCAGAAGAAAAGATGCAGACTCGTGAAGAAAAAGAACAAGCGGACCGTGAGATTATCGATGCTTTTATCATCAGCGGTTTAGCACCGAACTTTGAGGGTATGCCAAATAAACTTCCGGACATCGTGAAACGTCGTCTAGAGGGAGAATCGTACTTGAAATTGGCGAATGAGCTGAGCATGTCCTCGGGTCAAATTATTGAGGTAATCGATGAATACCGTAAGCGTGTAGCACCATTAGCGATAAAGTGGCATGAGTGGAAAGAGCAGCAGCCAGAACCAACAGAGGAGACCAAGGGGAAAGAGAAACCGGAAACGGAGAATCAAGTCTCGGAAGAGTTCGAAATAGCGGATGAGGACAAGCCTTTCGATGAAGCTTGATAAGAAATCCATCCGGATTCAAATATTAGATCTACAAGATGAGAAATGCGCGGGATGTGAAAAAGTGCCAGCATACAGGAAGTCAGGGAATCGTAAGACTTCCTGGTGTGCGGATAACTGTAGGGTTGGGAAGCGAATCAAACAATTAGGTGACAGGTTACTGGAAGGGAGAAATGAAACGATGGCAGAGCAGATGGCTGATGAGAGAAATTGGGATGTATTATGTGAGAAGGCGGAGAAGTTACGGGAACAGAAATTATCTTGGGCAAAAATTGCAGGCCGTTTGGGCGTGAGTGAGAGCACATTGTATCACAATGTTGCAAAACGACGAGAGAAAAAAGAGGGTGCTAGGAAGTGCGCTAAGAGATTGGGAACGAAAAAGAGTATAAAACCATTGGCCCAGGGTGCAAAAGTTGTTAGAAAGAAAAATGAACATTCTGAAGAGAGAGATAATGGGATGCATCAAACGGAATTAAAAACGGAACTTGAAAAGTTAAAAAAACAATTTCAAAATCGTGAGGAAGAATACACAATGTTGCTTGGTGAACGCAACCAGTTAAGCGAAAAGAAATGGGAACTGGAAGCTGAATTACGTAAAGTACAAATCAGAATCAGCGCGGCAGAAGAAACAGCAGAAATGGAACGGAAACATCGCTTGGAATTACAAGCAAGAGCGCAAGCATTAGGAATCGCATTAAAAGCAGTATTGTAGGTGAGTAATATGAAACTCAGCAAGGAAGAACGCATACGACTCACCTATCAAATTGGAGATATTATCGAACAAAAATGTAGGCGGTGTTATTACAATCGCTCAGATGATGCAAGTTTCAGTATCAACATTTGTGCAAACTGCCCGACTGGTCAAACATTACGTCAGTTGGGTAGATATTTTGATACAGAGCTGAGAAGTCGTGGAGGGAATCCTGGAAATATGCCGGATGGATTGACACCAGCGCGTGTAAGAGAACTCAATGACCAGGGGATACCAGATAAAGAAATTAGTATCATGTTTGAGCGAAGTCCGTCCTACGTTGGGAAAGTGAAAAATAGATGGAGAAAGCAAGGGGTATGGCAAGGTCCGAATAAGGTGTCTAAGAAGCCAACGAAACGGAAAAAGGGGAAGAGGCATGATGAAAGCGATTGAAGATGTGAGAGCGATGCCAGATGAGGAGTTTATGAGTAAGTATGGAGATTTGGTGCATCACTTTATCTGGAAGAGATATAAGGGCATGTTAGAAATGGTAAAAGGGAATACAGGTTTGGAGATGGAGGATTTAGTGCAGTGCGGAATGATAGGTCTCATAAAAGCGAGAAGGGATTTTAATCATAATCTGGGTTATCAGTTCTCCACGTATGCGATACCGAAAATTCATGGGGAAGTTGGAAAGTTTATTATGAATAGTCACAAGATAAAGGTGCCAAGAGCTTTATATCAACTCAGAGGGAAAATGATGAGGCAAGGATTGATGGAGGAAGATGCAGAGACGATTTGTAAACAATTGGGTGTGCCTCTTCCAGAAGTGAAAGAGGCATTACAATATCAACCCAATACAAAGTCTTTACAGGATGTAATGTATACATCGGCGAGTGGTGGTAATGAAGAAATACTGTTAGAAGATATGCTGGAAGATACAGAAGCAATAAATGAGGTGGGAGAAGTGGAGAATCATATGGTCCTTCAATCATTTTACCAAACACTGCAGCACCAAGAATTGATCGTGTGGGATATGCATTCGAAACATAAAACACAGCAAGAAATTGGGAATGGAGTGGGGAGATGTCAGGTGCAAGTCAGTAGAATATTAAAACGAATTCAGCGACGGGCGACAGAGTTTGGGAAAGAGCAGGGATTAGGGAAATGAACAAATATATGTATAAAAATGATAGCTATTTTAACGTAAAAAAGCCCTATAAGAGGGCGAGGTAAATGCTATCGCATATCGTATACCGCAGTATATGCACGTCTCGGGATAATGCGAAAAAAATAGGTGTTTCGACAGAAGTGAGGTAGATGTAATGGAGACATTTTTATGGATAGCCATCTTTATTTTACTTGGCTACATTATTTTTATAAAGTTGGATGTAAAACAGCTAGAGGAACGTTTAGATACTTATAAGGAAATGCTGGATATACAAAACGAAAAAATTGATGACTTATGGAAATATATTGATAAATGTTAACCAAAAATCCATTTTAGCATGGAAATTTAAAAGGACCCACTGGGGATGGGCCCTTTTAAGGAAGCTAAGTATATGGATACTACCTATATATTACCAAAAATAGAGTCTTTGTTCTATATGGTGGTGTTGAGAAAGTTTTTAATAAAAATTTCATTTTGTAGAAAAGGGGAAATGAAAAATGACCAAAATGCAAACATTCGCACATAACATGTTCGGCAATTTAGAGATTCTTATCAAGGATGGAAAAGAGTACTTTCCAGCGACAGATGTTGCGAAGGTATTAGGATATACGAATCCCACAAAAGCGGTAAGAGATCATTGTAAAAAGGACGGGGTAACGTTTCGTTCGGTGGTTATTCCAGAGAAAAATCAAACGGTTGAAAAGAAATTTATAAATGAACCCAACTTATATCGTCTAATCGCTAAATCCAAGCTCCCTCAAGCAGAACAATTTGAAAAATGGGTATTTGAAGAAGTACTTCCAACCATTCGAAAACATGGTACATACATGACACCGCATACGATTAACGCCTTACTACAAGACCCAGATTTACTGATTGGTCTCGCGTCGCAACTCAAACATGAGCAACAGGCAAGGCAAGTGGCAGAACAAAAGAATCTCATGTTGACACAACAAGTCGCAGAGCATGCATCTAAGATTACCTACCTCGATCAAATTCTTCAATCAAAAGATACGGTAACCGTCTCCCAAATTGCAGCAGATTATGGGTTATCAGCAGTACGATTAAATAAAATCTTAAAGGATGAAAAAGTACAGTACAAAGTAAACAATCAATGGCTCCTGTATGCGAAACATCAAAATAAAGGGTATACAAAATCGCAGACAATTGATGTGACACATTCGGATGGCAGCAAGTCTGTAAAGATGAATACACGCTGGACACAAAAAGGTAGGTTGTTTATCCATGATATGTTGACGAAGCGAGGTATTATTCCGGAAATGGATAAGGAGGCGGTATAAATTTTATACTGCAGAAAAATGGCCTCATAGAACGGGGTAAATTCGCGTTTGAATCTTTTTGGAATACCATATGTTTCGAAAGAGTAATAACGTGTTAAAAAGAAGAATAGGGCGTTTAAATTAGAAGTAGAGGTTTTAATAAAAAAAGAGGAACTCTTTTGCGCAAGAGCTCCTCAGGTAGAACAGAAAGGTTCGAAATCAAGTGTTTATAGTATGTGTATGTTTCAATTCTTTATACAAAAACAAAGCAGCTAGCCAATTTGCTAACTGCTTTGTTTTTTGATAATAGAAGAAATTCATTCATGTCCGTAATTTTGAAGGTAACCCGTGTCAAGGGCTTACCAATAGTATGAACGGCATTCAAAATTTTATTCAGGAGGGGACCGATGAATCAATTATCTTTTTTTACCTATGTTGATGAGAAAGAAATCCGCCCTTTTGTGATAGAAGAATTGAAGAAGTATAAGGTGTTACGTGTTCGCTTTCAGAATCAGCGAGAACGAATGGAGGTAGGTGCAGATATTTTATTTCCGGAGTTGCGCAAGATGGATATGCATGAACTCAAGTACAGGCAATTACATCGGGCGTTTGAACATGCGTTAGATCAGGATGAACAACGAATATTAGAAATGAAATATATGAGCGCAACAGAGTTAAACGATGATTATATTTATACGATACTAGGAATGAAGCGCGGTAAGTTTTATCGGAAACGAAAGTCAGGGATTTTGAATTTTGCAACTGCATTAGAGATGATATAAAAATTTATGGAACTTTTGGGGTACTGTTTGGGGCACTAAATCGGGTACCTTTTTTATGTGGAATTAAAGGTACGATATTTCTACAGATACTGCTTTGAAAACAGTGTACTGTGGGGATAGCGTATCCACCATCATATAGAAGTGATGCGAGTGGGCCCCATTATCAAAACGTTACCGAAGAACGGGCATGGGCGGTAGGAACCCGCGATAGGACGAAAAGACCAATTTGTATTCATATACCAAGTTGACTGTAATTCTGTAAAAAGAGCCGTCAACTTGTTTTGTTATATATTTTGAATGATCTAAAGGGAAGTGTTCCTCCTTGGCGAATGTATTTTATAAGAGGAGGAATGAAAAAATGAAATATTTAGAGGTTTGCATGAATGGCGGATATAAACATCCGGTCCATATGCCATTAGAAACATTTGAAAGTTGGATTACAGATAAAGACGGGTTATTACTCAATAGATTGATTCTGGTTGGAGATGTGATGATAAACCCAGCTAATATATCTATGGTCAGGGTAAAAACAAATGATAATTTTGAAGTGCCAGAAGTATATAAGCCTAAATAATGTATGAAAGCAAAGCATCCTTAATGGGTGCTTTTCCTATGTCACCTTTTGATACAGACAAGCATATGTTGTAGTATGGAGAAAACCCTAGGGTATTGTTCACTCATAAGAAACTCCTACTCACATGAAGAGCATCTACTGGCGCAGATGCTCTTTTTTTATCTGATTGTAAACATGTGTTACGCCTGAATAGGAGGTTTGGTACATAGGATGTATACAGCTATTTTAAAACGCAATGTAAGTTTTGACCAATGATGAAATGATTGCGGAAGAGGAGGAATCATACGATGAACGTAAAGGATGTATGTACAAAAGATTTAAGTGAGGAATTAGCGAAACGTGAAGGTGTTACAAAAATAGAAGTAAATGCATATGAAAAGATTGAATTTGGTGGAATTGTGGTGGAAGGGCCAGCGATTATATTGGTGAATAAAGATTAGTTAGTTTAGGTGCAGTGGACAACGTAGACATCTAAAAAAGCAAAGTACATGTGGTGGATAAGAGAAGTGGTGAGGTGAGAATTTTGCATGCCAATGTTACGTTTTTTATGCAAATGAATGGAGAAAGTGAAGATGCGACTGCTTATGTGAATGGTATGACAAAAATGGTAGTTTTTTTGCTAGCTAACACGGATAGACAGGTAATTGATAAACTGCTAACGCAGGTTGATGAAGAAGAAAAAACATTTATCAAAGCCAATTTAGCTGGATGGAAGTATCATTCCCAATGAATATAGTGTCTCACAAACTGTTGTTTATGAGACGGTTACACATAGAGCCTAATAGCAACGTTCACTGTGTATCAAAACTATGTATTAAAAACTATTGATTTTGATACATGAAATTGATACAATTGAACCATCAAAGGTAAAGGGTGATGGTTCAATGATATTTGGATATGCGCGTGTTTCAACGAAAAAGCAAAGTCTAGATATGCAGTGGGATGAATTAAAGCAGTTTGGGTGTGAAGAAATCGTCACAGAAAAGGAAAGTGGAGCGAAAAAAGATAGGGTTGAGCTTCAATCCCTTCTTGGAAAGCTTCGAAAAGGTGACACATTGGTTGTCTACAAGTTAGATCGTTTAGGAAGAACGATGCATCAGCTTGTGAACTTGCTCCAAGAGTTTCATGAAAAAGAGATTCATTTTGTATCGATTAAAGATGGGATTGACACCTCGACAACGATGGGCAGGTTTTTATTCCATATATTCGGTGCGATGGCTGAAATGGAGCGAGAGGTAATCAATGAACGTGTGGTAAGCGGTGTGGCTGCAGCAAAGGCAAGAGGAAGAGAAGGTGGTAGAAAGAAAGCTCATACACCACAACAGATTGAAGGTATGATGGAAATGCTGGAAGCTGGTAAAACAAAAGTGGAAGTATGTGAGATGTTTGATGTAGCAAGAGCAACTTTATACCGTTATATAAGAGAATACGAAGCGAATAGCACACAGTTAAAGTAGCAAAATATTTGCTGCTTTTTTATTTTTAGTGAGGTGATACATATGGGGAAAGGGAAAGCACACCCTTGGCTGACAAAAGAAGGGTTACTAAAAATAGAAGGATGGGCACGTGATGGACTGGTAGAAGAACAGATTGCCCATAACATGGGTGTGAGTCGTTCTACGCTGAGCAATTGGAAGAATAGACATCCACTGATTATACAAGCGTTAGCAAAAGGAAAAGAAGTATCAGATCGTGAAGTAGAGAATGCATTATTTAAGCGAGCGACAGGCTACACGTATGAAGAAGTCACTGTGGAGAGGGAGAAGGTGGACGGTGAGTTTCAAAGCATAGAAACAAAACGAGTGAAGCGGCAAGTCCCGCCTGATACAACGGCAATCATCTTTTGGCTCAAGAATCGGAAGCCAACTGTGTGGCGTGACCGACGTGAGATTGACCATAGTGGTGAAATGAAACAAACAGTTGTACAAAAGCCAGAACTGAGCAACCTGTCTGTGGAGGAGTTGAAACAAATTGAGTCAATCCTTACCAAACCTACCGACAGTGGAGGAGATACAAAGGGAAATAGCTCGTCGTGATTACTATGAGTATGTGCGCTATGTGCATGAAGGTAGATATAAAAAAGCACCGCATAGTGAGTTTGTTGGTAGTGTGATTCAAGAAGCGATTGATAAGAAGAAGCAAATGAATGCAGGTGAGATTCCAACCACGAACCAATACATTGCTATCAATATGCCACCACGTCATAGTAAGTCGATGACCATTACGGAGACCTTACCATCTTATTATTTGGGGAATTTTCCAGAGGATAGAGTGATTGAGATAAGTTATAGTGATACATTCGCTCGTCGTTTTGGTAAGAAGAATAAAGAGAAGGTGAAACAGTATGGAGCTGATTTGTTTGATATCCAAATATCGAAAGAAAGTTCAGCACATGATGAATGGTTACTAGATAATGAAATAGGTGGCATGATCTCACGTGGTGTATTATCAGGTATTACTGGTATGGGTGCGGACTTAATGATTATCGATGACCCGATTAAGAACCGTGAGGAAGCGGATAGTGAAACACATCGCGGTAAGATATGGGATGAGTGGATAGAT